CGCGGGGAGAGGGACGGGGCCGAGGGCCTCCCCCAGTTTGTAGAGCCTCGTCCCCCCCGCCGTATCCACAAAGCGGCTGTTGTAGACGTCCTCCATCAGGGAGAACAGAATATTGAGTATCCAGGCGAACACCCGGAGAAAGAGCCCCAGGGGGGAGCGGACAGTCAGGTTGGCCCTGTCCCCGAACAACTCCCGCGCCTTATACTCAATGGCGTTCAGGAGTTCAACATAGGTCGGGCGGTGGAAGCCTCGCTCGGTCACGCCCCATTCTTCGTTATTCAATTCATCGTCACCTCCGCGCTGATGGTATTTCCGTTGGCAAGGCGCCCCACAAAGGAGATGTCAAGGGCCCGCCCGGTCTGCGTATAGTTCACTTCCTCCACCTCCTGGACCTCCGGCTCCTGGAAGATGGCAGCCCGGATGACCTCTGGTATCTCGTCCTCGGTCAGGTCCTTCGGCTTCTTCCCCATGATCGCCTCGTAGTCGGTCCCATGGGACGGGACAAGGGCAAACTCACCGAGCCAGGTCTGGAGGGTCAGGCGGACCGCCTGAGCCGTCGTATCATCCCCGGACACAGTTTCCATCATGCCGTCGGCATCAAAGGTGATGTCTCTGCTTTCAGGGTCAATTTTCAGCGTATAGTTTTCCTCCACGGTTTACCCTCCTATCAGGACGTCGGAGCTGCCGGAGGAGATGGACCCGGTCCCACTATGAGGGGCCAGAGCGTCCCCCAGGCGGGCCGCCGGTTTCCCATTGATAAAAACAGAGCCGCTGCCAGCGGCAACGGCTCCAGAATTAGACCCACAGCAGGCGTCCAGCTCCGTGGTGGTACTTCCCACCGTGGCCGCTGGCTGCCCGTTGATATTCACGTCCCCGGAGCACCCCCCGGAGATTTGCCCAGAGATAGGCAGGGGACCATGAGGGGGGACGTGGCCGGTGTGCTCTCCGCCGGTAGTCCCCTGTATGCTGTCATTCAGTCTGGCGGCTCCAGGCATAGCTCAGGCCCTCCTTTCTCAGTTCAGATTGACCACGCCGCCGGTGGTGGTCAGGTTCCCGGTGATGGTCACATTCCCCTTGATGTCGATGCCGCTCTTGGTCATGGAGAAGTAAACGTTCCCGTCAGTGGTCCCCATGCAGAGGGTCCCGGAGGGGAAGCCAGAAATGGTGTTGGACCCGACGCGGATACCCCCCAGGAAGATGGCGTCATCCCCGCTGTGGAGCCGTTCCGTGTTTGGGTCAGCTTCAGCCCCGCCAGCTATCACCGCGTCGCTGTCCCGGTCCAGGTACAGCACCACGCCGATGTCCCCGGCTTGGTACACGGGCCGGAAGGCCCAGCCTCCGCCATAAATCATGGCGACAGGGACGGCCAGGACCTGGGGCTTCGTCTGGAAGCTGTCCTCGTCTGGGTATCTGGTGATAGGCTGCACATCAACCGTCATGTTGGCCTCGTCGAAGGCTACCACCTTCACGATGTCAGCCACACAGATGGAGGAGGCCGTGGACTGTGCCTGGGCATCTTCAAAGGCCCTCTTTTTGCTTTGCCGTGCCATACTATTCCCCCTTATGCCGGCTTCATTTGGATGGTGGTTTTCCAGTCTCCCTTGGGGCTGCCGACGTGCTTCCCACTCACCACGACGAACTTCCCGTTGAGGCTCTGAGATTTCACTGTGACAGCATCAGCAGGGCCGATGTGGTAGTTGAGGAGACATTCCCTGGTGACGTAGTTCCCCTCCTCGTCCTTGGCCTCAGTGCTTTTCTGGCTATCAGACCCAACCGCTATGACGGTCTCCTCCACCTCGTCACCAGACATGAGGAGCCCGCTTTCCGGGGTCAGCACCAGGCCATTGGATATGCCCTTGGAAGGGTCATTGATGATGACGGAGCCGGTCCTGATAAGGAACCGGCTCTTGCAGTCATTCACCACAACCTGCTTCAGCAGGTCCTTGACCTTCCCGTTGCACACCAGGCCCCGGTCGTAGACCTTATTCACGGCCAGGGTGAACTCGCCCACCTCCAGGCCGAAGATGTTCAGCAGGTCGGAGACAATTTCCTGCCCGGTGCTCCCCTTGGCATAGGTCTTGGTGACCTTGGAACTGAGCCATTCATCCATAGCGGCGGTGGCCGTGATACTGGTTATCCAGTTCGTTTTGTCGTGCTTATGGGAACAGGCGGAGACCTTCCCCACAAAGATGGCCCCGATGTCCCCCTCATAGCCAGCGTTCAGGATGATAACGCTTCCCCGCTTGATGCCCTTCCGGGTGCTCTCAGCCAGATTATAGGCCTTGAAGGTTGCGCTCTGGAGGGTGTCGCTGTCCTCGAAGGGGACCTCGAACTCAAAATACAGGTCGTCCATCTGGTAGACCTTGGAGCCGATTTGAAGGGTGGCCTCCCTCATCCAGAAGGACATTTATTCAGACCTCCTCTCGTACAGGTAGAGCTTGACCTGCTTCCCGAAGTTCTCCCAGGTCACTTCGTCCACCTCGTCCCCGGTAAGACACAGGGGGATGATGACAGGCAAGGGAAACCGCTCGTCCTCGATAGGGCCGAACATGGGGCGGCCATACCGCACGGGGTCCCCATAGGCCAGGACCTCGCCAGTATTGGCAACGCTCAGGTCGATGGTGAAGAAGCCCCCCACGTCGTTGTATCGGACGGTGAAGGAGTAGGTCTTATCGGTCAGCTTTATGCTGAAGGTATAGGGAATTTTGCTGGTGTCGATGTCGATATACTCAACCTCGGCGCCCAGCTCTATGAGCTGAAGCATTTTCTGTCACCTCCTCCCGGTATTCGTAGGCGTGGACCGGGAGGAAGGCCCGGAGCTGCTTGCGGGTTTGGTGTTGTAGGTATTCACATAGGCGGCATAAGCCGAACTGGATATAGTCTCCGATACGGTGGTTTTCAGCCCAGCAGCAGACGATTTGGAGGTCTGGGAGGAAGCCCTGCTGCTGGAGCTGATCCCAGTGGAGGCCTGAGAAGCGGCGGCGCTGTCCTGGTCAGACATCATGCTTGCCGTACCGCTGTCCTCGCTGCTCCCTATGGTGATCTGCTTCAGGGTTGCGGTGAAGGTAAAGCCCTTCCGGTTGGTAGCGTCATGGGTGGACTGGAGGTTTTGGATAACCAGGTTGTTGATTTGGTTCCGCCCGGTGTAGGTCAGGATGTCGCCCTTCATCCACATCTGCTGGAGGGTGGCGATAGCCGCGGCCCCGTCGGTCACAGTCCCGGAAAGCTGGAAGCTCAGGGGGGACCTGAAAACGTGGTCGTTGATACTGCCGCCACCCTCTATCGGGTTATCGGTTATGGTGCTCTGCCGGCTGACGGTCTCCTTGTTGATGACACCATTGACGAAGGGCTCAAAGCGAACACTTCCGCATTTGGCCCCCTGGAGTACATACATTCGCTTTCCCTCCCTTACGCAAAGCCGTGTTGCATGGCTCTCTCGGCGTAGTCCTTCTCCTGGGCCTCAGCATAGAGCTGACCAAACAGGGCCCGAATACGGGCCTCCAGCTCATCCACGGCCCCGCCGTCGGCACCACCATTGACCACGATGCTGATTTGGGGATTAAAGCTCATGGTCCGGGTGTTGTTCTGCTGGTTGGTGGTGCTGAAGGAGTTCACCAGGCGCTCGGTCTGGTCCGCCGGGATAATGGCAGACCCTCCAGGGAGGATGGCAAGCTCGCCGCCCTCCTCATTCATCCAGGTTGGGCCGCCGGGGAAATTATCCGTGCCGCTGGCATTGTGCGGGATATTTGTACCGACAGTGCCGGAGGTCGCTGTATTGGCCTCTCTAGCCGCCGCTGTGATGCGTTTGAAGTCATCGACAATAGAAGTAGCCCCCGCGTCTGCGGCGGCTGTCATGGCGTCCCAGGCCGTTTCTGCGTCGGTCTGCATTTGGCCGTAGGCAACCTCGGCAGAGGTCCCCATTGCCATAAAGTTTACGTCGGTGATCTCGGCGGCGGCATTGGAGCTTTCCTCCACAGTTTTGGTGGCCGTCTCAGCAGCTCCGTTGACCTTCTCCTGATATTCGGAGGTATCCACAGCGAGGGAGGTTTCCTTGGAGGTCACGCCGTCCAGGTTCTCCACGGCCCCGCTGAGGTCGTTCACGGCGGCCTCACTTTCAGAAGCTCCACCGAACAGGCCGCTGAAGAAGTTGACCACCTTGCCCACGCCGTCAGCCAGCCAGCCGACTACGGTTCCCAGGACATCAGCAATGGCCCCCAGTACGTCCCCGATGGTGGACAGGACCGGGCTCATGGCCTCCAGGATAGGGGACACCAGCCCCAGCAGTTGCGCGATTGGGGGTAGCAGGGCCTCGGCTATGCTCTGAAGGGGGCCCATCAGGGGCTCGATAATGCTGGTGGTCAGCGTGTTCAGAATATCCACCAGGGGCGGCATGACGGTTTCTGCTATCATGCCGACGATATTTGCCAGGGGCGGCAGGATAGTTTGGGCCAGGTTGGAGAATACAGAGATAAGGGGGGTGGCCGCCTGGAACAGAGTGCCGAGTACATCAGTCAGCACAGGGAGGAGGGTCTGGCCCAGTTCCATGACCACGGGGATGGCCTCCCCCAGCCCCTCGGAAAGCATACTCACGAAGTCCATCAGCATGGGCTCGATTGTGGGCCAGCTCTCCAGAATGGTGCCGAATAGCCCCTCCAGAACGGGGGTAAACTGGGAACCGGCGTCGGCCATGAACTCAGACCATACACCGTTCAGGCTCTTGGTACTGTTCACCAGGCCCCCGGTGTCCTTTATGGCCGCCTGTTGAATATCCCCGCTCTTATCCAGCAGGGCATTGAGCCGGACCTGGGCCATAGCCGCATCGTCCAGCTCGTCGATTTGGCTTCCGAGGCCCATTTCCATGGCCTTGTTCTTCAGCACGGTGTCGTCAATGTGTATACCGTACTCCTCCAGGGCGGCGCTGTTGCCGGAGAGGTAGTCCTGGACCACCCCCAGGGCGTCAGCATCAGCCATGGAAAAAGCGTTGCCGAAGTCATAGGCCAGGGACGTGGTAATCTTGGACAGCTCAGAGGCAGCGTCCCCGGTGATACCCATTTCCCCATACATGGCTTTGTTGGATACCATGAAGGACTGCACCTCAGCCGTGCTCCGGTGGACAGAGGCCGCATAGTTATCCACCCATGCGGCTGCGTCAGTCCCGGCAAAACTGGCCTCGAACTTCTTCCCGCTGTTCTCAGCAGCACCGGCGGCCTCGATTGCGGCGGCCCCCAGCTCCTTCAGCATATCAATACCGGCCTGGATTGCCTCGAAGCCTACAAAGGCGGCCAGGGCACCCTTGATGGCCTCCTTGACCTCGCCGCCGGCCTTCTCACCCTCGTCCCCCATATCGTCGAGGTCCCTTCGGGCATCATCGGCATCATCCCCCAGGCCGTTGAGTCTGTTGGCGGCCTCCTCTACGGCTCCGAGGAACTTTCCCTTGATGGTGGCTATCGGGTGAGTGAAGGCGGTCCCAATGCTCTTGACGCCCTTTTGTACCTTCCCAGTGAAGGTGCTGAACTTCTTTTCGGTATAGCCAATGGCTCCATCAAAGCCGGCCCGCAAGGTCTTGGAAACGCTGTTGCTTTCCTTGGCCGCAGTCCCCATAGACTTGGCGACGGCGGACCCGAAGCTATCAGCCTCCCGGCCCATGGCCCGGAAGTTGGTGCCGATATTATCCAGGCTGTCCCCGGTGTCCTCGGCTTCATCCCTCATGTTCCGAAGCCCTGCAGCCCCGGTGTCAGCCCCGGCCTGGATACCAGCTCCCATGCCGCGCCCTGCTTCTTCAGCATCTCTGGCACTATCCACGGCCTGCTCCAGACGGGTGACAATATCCTCCAGTTGGTCAATAGCGTCCTTCAGGCCGAAGTCGAGCCCGAAGGTCAATTCTCTGCTGTCCGCCACTTTGTCCTCACCTCCTTACACGCAAAAAGAGGGGGAGGCTCATGTGGCCCCGCCCCTCTTTTTGGTCCATTCTGTGTTGTAGAGTATCCTGGCCTCGACAGCCTCCCGGTAGTCGGCCATGTCCATTTCGCGGAGTTCCTGATAGGACAGACCATTGCCACCGTAGACCATCATCCAGAACGCCTTATTGCGGACGGCCCGCCGGTGGGCCGCTTCCAGTGAATACTCACTCTCGAAGAAACTTCTCGATGGCGGCGATCAGCTTCTCCGGGGTCTTTACGTCCTCCTGGGCGTCGAAGTAGCCCATGCCGTCGGTTTTCACCTCAGCAGGGGCAATGACCACGTTCTTGAACATGGTATCCAGATACTTGGTGGTGTCCTTCTTGCCGCCGGTCATCCCGCACTCGTCGTTGGTCTGGAAATACCAGGTGGGGGACACACTCTGAAGGGTGAACTCCTGGCCGTTTACGGTGACCTTCTTCTGCTTTGCCATATACTTTCGATAGCTCCTTTCACTCAGCGACTTTGGCCTCTCCAGCCATTTCTTGCTCATAGTCCTTACAGCTCACCGCCGCCGGGTCATCTCAGCACCATGGAAGGCACATAGATGTTGATGGTGACGGTGCTCTGCTCCTTCTGTCGGGCCGCGTCGGGCATCTTCAAAATGCGGCAGTTATCCGCGCTCATGGCGAAGCTGTCCGCGTCGTTGGCGTCCTGCACGGATACCGTGATAAGGCGCCGCTTTGCCTCCAGCTCCCGGAGATAAGGGAGGCTGGAGGAGGTAGACATGAGGGTGAGGGCGATAGTCCCGCTCTCGTTGGCGTTCTCAGAATAGGCAACGTCGCCCTTGGCCCCCACGGAGGGGGTCACGCTGTCCTCGTTCTTGCTCAGGGTCACGACACCATCAGAGGCGAAGCCAGTAATGGCCCGGCCAGCGACGATGACGTTTACCTTTTTGGGGTCATAGCTCTGGACCTCAATAGACATGGATTTTCCTCCCTTCTTACGCGCTCAGGGTGGCCCGCAGGGTCCCCTTGACCTTCACACCATGAACGGCACCTTCAAGCTGGGCCTCCCAGGTGATGTCGGGCATCTGCCGGTTACGGGCCTGCTCATCGGTGGCTTCAGACCGCTTGGGCACGGTGACGGTGTAGACCCCCTGGCCGCTCTCGGTATCCAGGGCAATGATGCCCAGGTCCACAGCCCGGTTGAGGGCCTGGAAAACACCATCAGCAATGATGGCAAAGCCCTCGTCGGTGTAGCCGATTTTGGCGTTCTCCAGGAAGATGTCGTACAGGTTCTCCCGCATGGTCTTGGCGATATAGTCAGCGCCCATTTGCACGTCGATGAACTCACCATTGAGGCAGGTCCCGTTCTTCACATACTCCCGCTTGTATTCCACGGTGAGGAAGTTGACGTTGGCCTCCTCCAGGGTGTCCCGCTCCGCCTTAGTCAGGTCGGGGACAGCAATGCCCTGGGGCCGCTTAAACTTCCACGTCACGCTCTCAGGGTAGAAGGGGCCCACATTGCCCACATAGGCGGCGTCGGCGTATTCGGTGGGGTCATCGGTATAGATGACAATGCTCCGGGCATTGGTCAGGGCCAGCTCCTTGTTAGAGGTCTGCCCAAAGTAGAGCTTACGGTGGTCCTCCTCACCGGCCCCCAGCTCCGCCTCGGTGGGCTCGGTGCCCTCGGCCCAGGCGCACAGGGCCTCCACAGCCTCAGCCCCGGTCTGGTCGGTGAGCAGGATATACCAATCATCGTCGGTCTCCCGCAGGGTCTCGATGGCCTGGATAAGGGCGGTGGCCTTGTCGGTCTCAGCCTCTCCAGTAGGGGCCTCGATACCGGCGATTTTCACCTTGCGGATGAGGGTAGTAGCCAGGGTGGTGTCCCCCTGGTTGAATAGCTTCTCAGCCATGGCCGCGACTTTCTTCCCAGTGAAGGTGGTCTGGATGACCTCCAGGTCCCGGTAAGTGTCGATAGCCTTCTCTCCCTCGGTGGAGAGAAGCAGGATGTCCAGGCTCTCGGTGCCGGTAGGCTTGGCGTCGATGTTGACAACCACAATGACATCATTCGGCATTCGTTATCACTCCTTCTGTTTCGTAGTCACGTTGGAGACGGTATCAACCTCGGCAAGGTCGGTGCGGGTGTACCTCAGCCGGACATCGAAGCCGAACCGACGGCCCATCTCGTCCAGCTCCAGGGCGTCCCGGCTGGTAGCGTTGGTCACGTCCACCACCACGAAGCCGGCCTTCTGGGTGGCGTAGCGCCCACCATGAAGGAAAAAGCCCTGGGCCAGCGTAGCCAGCTCCAGGGCCTCGTCAGCGCCCAGGATAGACACCTGTTCGCCGTCCTTCTCCTCAATTCGGTTGATACTGCAAGCAGTAAACGACATGGTAGTGGTCGGCTGCTCCTCCCGGACCTCTACCGCTGTTCCTTCCGTACTCCCGTCCTCCAGAGAGTAGTTGCCCAGCCCATTGTCGGAGGTGTAGTCAGAAGTGATGGAGTACACAATGAAGGGCGGCTCCATTTCCGGCTCCACCTGGGAGGCCATCAGGACAGGGCAGCCGACGAACTTGCTCAGGGCCAGGATAAGCGCATTGCGCTTCTCAATGTAGCTCCTCATTTCGTGGCCGCCTCCCCTCTGGCCTCCACCAGGTACCGCTTCATGGGGTGGATACTGTTATGCCCCAGCTCCTGGGTGACGGTGTAGGTGATCTGAGTTTGGGGGTCAAGGACCTGGGCCCCGACCCTCAGTGCATAGCCGTTGGTGTAAATCTTCTCGCTGTGGTCAGAGACGGTGCCGGTGATTTCCCTCACCAGGTCCTTATCGCTGACCGGCAGCACGGCCCCTTGGAAGGGGGTCCGCTCAGTAGCTCCCCCAGGGACCCACTGGCCGCCTTTGGCCTGGTCAAACTTACTCCCGGCCTTCAGGTCGTACATGGTGTGCAGCAGCCCGCGGGGGATAGTGGGCTGTGCCATTTTGAACGTGCCCATTTAGTCGCCCTCCTCCACTTTCCAGGTGATTGAGTTGTAAAGCCGGTTGGTAACAACCAGGGGATGGTCAGCATAGCTCGTAGACCTCTCTCGCTGTATCATCCTTTAGGCTTGAAGTTACTGGCATCATCTATGAATTGGTGAATTAGGTTCACAGCATTGCCCCCTATAAAGTCGGCGGCTTGGTATGCGTCCCATTTTTCACGGATGATTTTCCTCATAGCTTGCTGGAACACCTCAGCCAGGAGGTTGCGGTTGGCATCATACCCAGCGCGGATGAAGGACCGCTCCGGGATGGTCACAGAGGGTAGAAGCAGGAACAGGAGATTGAGGTCATCGGATTGCTCCTCGTCTCCCTTCTTCTTGCGCTTTCGGGGCTTCTTGGCGGTCACACCCAGCAGATAGCCATTTTTGGACCTGATAAAGAACAGGTCCGGGAAGTCCCTGGGGCTCTTGTCGTAGCTCTCCTTGTTGATGGGGATACACAGGTTTTTGGCCTGCTTCGCGTGGATGACGGCCCCATATTCATGGACACGGGCGATGGTCAGTATCTCACTGTCAGCGTCGCCCTGGATACCCACCTTGATATGGAGCTTCTGGAGCTGTTCCAGCTCTCCCTTTATCCGCAGCAGCTCAGGGGTCACGCGGTCGCTCAGTTTCATGGCTCACCACCTCATGTAGTGGCTGAGGGTTTCCATCCACGACGCCCTGGGCTCCTTGTCGAAGGTCCAGGACACATCGGAGATAGAGAAGGCAGAAAGCCCCTGGGACCCGTTCACGAGGATGGAGTATTCCTGCTCCGCAATACCCCAGACAATGGAGATGATGTCAGCGGGCAGGTCGGAGGGCTCATCCTCCGTGGCGTCCTTCGGCAGGACATAACCGGCGGTGAATTTGACCTCCAGATAGCGGCTGGCAGCCCGGTAGTCATTTGCCAGCCCGTAGGGGTAGCCCCGGAAGGTCCAGCCCATGTCCCGATACAATACCCCGATGTCGCCGCTCATGGAAAAGTCATACGTGCCGGGGTCAATGAGCCCCCCGGTCACGGCGTCCTTCACATATTCCACAGAGCGGATGGGGTACTCCCGAAGGACAAGCTCCTGAGCGCCGGGGCCAGCGTAGCGGTCAGTATAGGTGGCCTTTCCGAAGTGCCTCCCGGTGATGGTCTCAATCCAGGCAGAAGCAGCATTGATGAGCCGGACAAGGTTGTTTTTGGTGGCCTGGTCCGCCTCCTCCTCGGAGATGCCCAGCCTCTCCATGGTGTCCTCCAGTGTGGTCATGGCATTGGGGGCCAGGGCCACGGTTGCCTCGGACATGAACTCGCCTCCCTTCAACGGGGAGGGGGAAGGCTATTCGCCCTCCCCCTCCTTCTGCTCCTTCTCGGTTTTCTTGGCGGCGGTCCCTTTGCGCTCCTTCACAGGCCGCTCCAGCTTGTTCTCCGCCGGTTTTGCCTTCGGGGGGTCATATAACCCTTGCCATAGTGAAAACCTCCTTTGTACGCTTCCCTACGCGGCTTTACGCGGGGGTATAGGCCTTATCGCCCAGCACCAGGGCGGCGGTAGCGTCGCAGGAAGCAGAGGTACCGCCGGTGCAAACGACCTCGACCTTAATCTTGATGAACTGCTTGCAGCCCACCAGGTCAAGGTCGAAATTCACCAGGGACCCGCCGGCGGCGTCGGTCTCCAGGGAGATGGAGCCGTCAGCGCCCAGGGCCTTGTCCACGGGGATGAGCGTATCGGCGGCGGGGGTATAGCTCCCGCCCTCGGTATCGCACTCGGTCACGGTCAGCTTAACAGCCAGGCCGGTGGGGTCCCCGGTGGGAGTACCCACCAGGACCCCCAGGACGGCAGACAGGAAGCCGTCGCGGTCAATAGCGGTCTCGCTGGTATAGGGAGTGACCTTCACGTTCTGAATGAGTTCACGCTTCATGGTTCTTTTACCTCCTGTTTCTCAGGCTCAAAAAGCCTTGATGTTCTTGACGTGGATGAAGCTCTCCTTGTGCCGGGCGGCAATGTCAACGTACATCAGGGCACGGGTGGCCGCCAGGTTCTCCTCAAAGGCATTGTGCTGAACGCCGTCCTCATCGGTCCAGGAGCCGTCCAGGGTGGTGTAAGTCTCCAGGCCCATCTGCTCACCCACGAGCAGGTCAGCCCAGTTGCCGAAGGCCAGCTCAGTGAGGCCGGTGCCGTCGGTGGTGATCTGGTTGGACACCCGGTAGGGGAAGCCCAGCAGCTTGCCGCTGTTCATCTCGTCCCGGTAGATGTAGGCGCCGGTGGTGGTTTTCATATTCATGAGGTAGCCTTCCAGCACGGAGTTGAAGGCCCAGCCGAGCTTGTTGTCATCCACGTTCTTGGCCAGGACCTTGGAGCGGATATACACAGGGAAGTCGGCGGTGATGGCACCCTCAGCAGAGGACAGGTCGGTGTTGCCCAGGGTCTTGGCGTCCACGTGCTCCACTTCCTTGTCGGCAAACACGCCGAGGGGCTGGAACTCGCCGCCCTTGCCGAACATAGCGCCGAAGTCCAGGCCCAGCTCCATCCGGCGGGTCAGGTCGTTGGCAAACATCTGGTCGGCAGAGAAGTTGGTGGACATCAGCAGTTCACGGGTCTGGGGGACGATAGCCTCCAGGCGCTTGGCGGACAGCTTAATGTTGCCGAAGGTGGGCTGGCTCTTGGCAATCTTGCGGCCCTCACCGCCCCAGGTAGCACGGGCCCCGGAGGTCATCTTGGGGATGTTCAGGTTACCGTTTGCCATGGGGACCTTCTGAGCGCCCAGCTCGAAGATGACGGTCTTGGCGTACAGCAGCTCCACGATGTCATCCAGGTAAACCTCCGGGATGAGGTAGCCGCCGCCGGAGGGGTTGGTGGCGGACAGGGCCTTGAACTCGCGGGCCATATCCGCATCGTCGTACTTCTTCCGGGCATAGAAGGAGGCCATATCGGGGTCGTGGCGGCCAAACACGTCCAGGCACTTGATGGCACGGGCGAGCTGGATAGCAGGGGGCACAGACTTCTTGGAGGAAGGAGCCCCGGTGCCCCGGCTCATGTAGATGCCGCTGTACTTCCGCTGCACAGGGGCAGGGGCAGACTTGCGGGAGGGGGCAGACTTGGTGCTGGTGGGCCGGGTGGCGGCCTTGCGGCCCTTCGCCTCGTTCTCCTCCATACCCTCATCCTCCTTGGCTTCCTCATCCTCTACGCCGTCATTGGCCTTGGCCTCCTCCTGGGCGTCCATGATTTCGCCCACGGCCTCCAGGACCTCGTCAGTGCTCACGTCGCCCAGCTCCTCGCCGGCCTCCTTGCGGGCCTTGCGCTTCTGGGCCACCACGTCCATGGCCTGCTCAATCAGAGCAGAGATGTCGGCGGGGGCAGCCTCCACAGCGGGGTCGCCCTCCTCGCCCTCGCCCTCAGCCTTGGCCTCGGACTGCTCCTCCAGGGCCTCCTTGACGCAGGCCTTGATTTTCTCGGTCAGTTCGTCGGCCTCCATCTTCACAGACTTACGGCCAGCAGGGGCGGGGGAGTTCTTGGTCTTGGGAATGTACTTGCTCATTCTGGTGTTCCTCCTGTCAAAGTAAGATTTCGATGGTAGTAGCTCCGGCGGGGTGCGCTCCCTTACCGGCTTCAGGGGCCCGGGCCCCCTTGGGTGTGCTCTCCTCTCCAGCCTCACGGATGATGCTGTCAAGGGCTTTGGTGGCGGCCTTCATACTGGCGCTCGCCTCCTTTAGGGCCTTCATCCTAGCGGCACTGATTTTGCGGCCGGCTTTTACGTCGGCCACAGCTTCAGCGGCCATGGCATTGGCTCTCTCGGCGGCTTCAGCGGCCTGCTTGTAGTCGGTGATGACTGCCTCCGGGTTCATGGCCCAGGTGACAACGGACACCTCCCACAGCTTCACCTCGCGGAGATGGCGGACCCCGCTGTCCTTGTCGTAGTCGAATACGACGGGGTCATACCCGATGGACAGTTCATTGAGGACGCCATCCTTCAGCAGCACCTTGATGTCGCGCCCCATCGAGGTGTCGCTGACCTTGGCCTTGATGTAAAGGCCGTTGCTGTCCTCCCTCAGTTCCAGAGGGCGGCCAATGGGAAGCCAGCAGTCGTTATGCAGGGCCAGGATTTTGACCCGCTCCCAGCCTTCGGCGATTGTCTTCGTGAAGGCTCCGGGCTCTATGATGTCGCCGCCGCTGTCCACATTCCCGAACACGGCGGCGTAGCCGCTGAAAATGCCAGTATCTTCCTCGTACTCGTCCGCCTTGAATTGAAGGACCTTGTACTCGGTTTTCATGCTCTTGGTTTTCACCCCCTTCCCGAGCGAAGCCTCCCATGCTTTCAGCCCCTTCTTCGGGGCATAATAAAACGGCGATTTGCGGAGGTGTGCCACCGCAAGTTTCGCCGTCAGTATGGGGTCGTTATTGGTGATGTCAGTATCGGGGCTCTCAGCCCCGTGCTCCAGCTCCGCCGTCATACCGGCGGCCAGAGCCTCAGCGGTGAACCGCTCGTTCTTCAGGTCAATGCCCGCCGCCTCAGCAGCAGCCGTGGCCTGGTCTGCTGTAAATTCCATGGTGTCGGCCTCCTAGTCCCATTCGTAGGTAAGAGTACAGTGGCAGTTGACCACTTCGGAAGCGTCGCTACAATCAGGGTCACAGGGGCGAGAGAGACGGACACCAGGCTTTGGCTCAAAGTATCCGTCTATGGGGACGCGCTTCCCGTTCAGCTTCTTGTGGCTGTCGCGGGCTACGGACATCTCTCGGACGTGCCAGATTTTCCACTTCGCCCCGGCTCTTCGCATCATGTCGTGATTTCCAGAGATAAGGCTGCAGTTGCACTCCTGGGAGGCAATGGTCCGGGCCCGTGCGCTGGTGGTCTGCATCTCCTCCTGGATTTGGGAGGCAATCGTGGCCCTGCTGTCCCCGTGCTCCAGGCCAGAGGAGACAATACGGGCGATTTCCTTCTGGGTGGTTTCCGTGATATTCTTCACCCTGATGCCGCCCCTCAGCTTGGCGGTAGACACCAACTCCGGCCTCTGAATAGCCTGGAGGCCGTACACCCTAGACGCCACCTCAGCGCCCTTGGCGTAGCTCTCCTTCCAGAGGGGGTCGAAGATGGAAGCCAGGACAGCGGCCTCTCCGGGCCAGTCGATGAGCCCCAGCACGAAATTGTCTACCCGCTGGGCTCTCTCGGCCTCGTCGAGCTTCATCCAGGCCCCGGACGGGTCCACGTCATACTCAGGGACCCCATCCAGCAGGATGTCCCACACGGTCCTTTCGGCCTTCTCGGTGCCGCCCATGGCGGAGGTGATCCGGTTGGACTGCTCCCGGAAGAATTTCGCCGTTGCAATCTCGAACCGGCGGCTCTCCTCCCTCTCGGCCTGGAGGAGGGCACGCTGGGCGGCCTGGACCAGGGAGGCCTTTTTCTCCTCCGGTGTGGGCCGCTTCTTCCCGTCGGTGATTTCCACCGCCGTATTGCCCTCTCCTTCAACGCCTGAGCTCAGGATGGGGTCGCCCCCTTGAGTTATCTCTATGTCCTCGCTTCCGCTCTCCTGGAGCGGCGGAGCGCCGTCGGCGTACTGGAGGTTGGCCGCGGCAACAGAGAGGGCGGCGGGGTCGTCATCCTCATGGACGAACACATCAGAGAAGGTGGTCTTGTAGACATCTCCGCCCACGGGGGCCGGGGGCATACCCAGCTTCTCGCGGGCCTCGTCCTTGGTAAGCAGACCGGCGTTCCAGCCATCCAGGGCCACGGCCTTGTCGAACTCCTGGTTGCGGGGTACGATGTCCTCATACCGCCATACCAGGTCGGGGCCGAACATGGGGAGGAGCTGCTTGTTGATGGCCTCCTCCCGGCGCCTCAGCCTCGGCATAAGGACATTCTGGGCATAGATATACTGGGCGGCCTCAGAGGTAGCCCTGTTGCTGCTCTCAGTAATGCCCATGATTTCACGGGGGACCCCGAAATGCTCCAGCACAGCGTCCCGGATGAAGATGCGGCCATTCACCATGTCCATGTCCTTCATGGTGTCCCCGATTTTATTCACCACCACCTCGCCGTTGACAGTGGCAACGCCGTGGGAATTGAAGTGACCCCTGAACCGCTCCAGCCATTCAGCCCGGAACCGCTTTCGCTGTTCCTCGGTAGACTTCGGCATGGAGATGACCAGGTTGGGGGTGGCATCATTGAAGAAGAACCGCTTCTGAAACTTGGCCGCATACTCGTCTGTTTCAATCTCATCCGCCAGGGCCTCAGACTGGCCCAGGCCCCGCCGGAACGGGTCATAGGGGTTGAGGTCCTTCATCACGAACATATCATCCACGGACACCTGCATGAGGGTCCCGGAGGTAGCCCGGACGGTGTAGTATGGGTGGTCGAGGTACGGGGTCATCTGGACCCAGTGGACGGGCACAGGCCACAGCTCCACAGGCCTCCCGAACATATCCTTCTCGATGATGAAATAGCCCTCGCCTTTAAGAGCGAGGTAGATTTCTAGCAGCCGCCAGAGGGCGGCGTTGCTCATTTCGTGCAGAGGGTTGGGGTTGTCCCAGAACTCCAGGAAGGGGTGCTCGTCAAGCTCCTGTTCCTCTCCATCCCTCCCGATACGGTATAGCTTTCCCTCGGCAGAGGAGAGGTCGGAGGCGATACGCTCCACCACGGCCAGCCGGGGGTTGGTCTTGAAGGCCTGGACCCATTCCTCGGTGTTTCTCTCCGGGGGAGTAGACCACCGGGGGACCATAAAGCCGCCCTCCCGATACGGACGGGAGGCGGTCCCCTGGGTCCTCCTCCATCTATCCCAAAACGCCATTTACTCCTCGACCCCCTTCTTCTGCCGGGGGCGGGGTTTCCTCCAGGTCACTTGGGAGACGGCAGGGGCGGTGGATTTGCCGGAGTTAGTCTTGGCTCTCCACAGCCGGCGGGCGTCCTTCACATTCTCGGCCCGGATGAACTTCATCGGGAGGCCCTTGCCTCCCACAAGATACCCGTTCAACTTCTTCACGGTGTTTCCTCCTCGATGTCAAAATTCAAGGCTCCAGTCGCTCACGACGGGGTCGTGGAGGGCCAGGGCCAGGGCGTCGGCCATATCGGGGGAGGAAAGCCCCCGCTTTTTCATGGCCTCCTTGCGCTCCAGCTCAATCCGGCCAGAGCTATTGACGGAATACTTCCTGTTGGATAGCTGACTGATCTGCTGGTCGTTATACCAGAGGTGAAGGCTGCCGGTTCTCAGGGCCTCCCGCACGGCGCCCCACATGAGCCCGGTGCTGTTCTGGTATTCGATAGGGTCATCATCCGTAATCCGCCCACCTTCGCCCCCGAAGTGGCACTCCAGGACCTCCAGATGAAACGGAGGGGGGATTTTGTCCGGGTCCTCGCCCTCATACCGAGCGGCCCGGTCAGCCTCGACAGCCCCCACGATTTCAGCCCTCTGCTCTGCCAGGCGGTCATATACCCCCACACCCAGGCCGTCACAGTCCACCTTGACGAAAATAGAGGCCCATTCGTGGGCCCTGGCATAGGTCTTGATGGCCTGAACAGCTCTCCCGGCCAGCTCCATGGTATCGTTATGGTGATAGACCTGGGGCTGGTCCTGCACGGTCTTATTCAGCACGGGGGAGAGCACGCTGCTGTCATCTCCGTACCGGGCCACGTCTATGCCGATGTCCACTCTCAGGACCCGCTCAATGGTGGGGGGCTCTCCCTCGCTGGCCCTCTCCGCCCATTCCATGGCTATGAAGCTGTCAGGCAGGGCCTTGGGGAAGTCCCCGGCCACACGGACCCGGAAAACGTCGCTGTCCTCCCCGAACATCTCTATGATGGTTCGGATGAACTCCTCATCCACCCGGCTACTGTTCCGGCCATCAATATGGAGGGTACTGTACTGCGCCCTGTTCTTGTGGTGGCTATCATAGAAAAAGCCGGTGATTTTGGTGGGGTTCCCGCACATGACCAGGCGGGCCCCCTCGGTGGAGAGGGCACCCAGGACAGGCTCGAAAATATCATCCCGGACACCGGAGGCCTCGTCGATGATATAGAGCACATGGTCAGCGTGGAAGCCCTGGAGGGCATCGGGCTTGCTGGCGGTCCGGGCCACCGCAAACCATTCTTCAGGGTAGCCCCTCATATAGACCTTTTCGCGGGTCCAGATAAGGTCGTTGCTCAGTACGGGGTTTGACCTCAGCCATTTGGCGATTTCGGCCCACAGAATGTCCCAGAGCTGGTGCTGGGTGGGGGCCGTGCAGGGTATCTTCGGGAAGGGCCTGGTCGCCAGAAACCAGATGACGGCCCAGCTCTCCACAGCGGACTTGCCGATGCCGTGGCCGGACCGAACGGAGGTCATAGGATACTTGGCAATGGAGTTGAGTATGTCCCGCTGGTTGGGGTCAGGCTTTGCCCGGATGATGTCCTCCACAAAGTCCACAGGGTTGTCCGCATAGTACAGGATTGCCTCCGGGTCTATCATTCATCGTCACCGCCCGTCTGCTCACGTTTGAGCCGCATTTGGTAGGCTGCCTGGATAGCATCAGCCAGGGACGCCTTCTGCTCGTCTGCGGCCACGGTGCGCTCGTCCATGGCCTTCTCATGCTGGAACTTCTCTCGGGACAGCTTCAGCTCATCCCGGCGGAGCTGGATGGACGGGTCCTCTCCCAGCAGCTCCCGGCAGAAGGCGGCAGCCTTGACATTGCCCTTCATGGCCTGGTTGAGCATAGCCACCATGACGGCGGTTTGGTATGTGGCATCATCCGTGTCAACGCCCAGCAGAGCCAGTTTTTGCTTCAGCTCCTTGGAGGTGATAGGGAGGTCAAACAGCATTTTGGCGGTGGCCTTCATGGTCCGTTTCTTCCGGCGGGCAGCTCCAGAGGCCTTCCCAGCTTTGGAAGCCAGTTCCCTCCGTTCGTCCTCGGTTCGCTCATTGAAGGGGATAAGGTTCTGCTCGTTGTTCTGATGGGCCACTCTCACCACCTCTCGTTCCTTGGTCAGGTGCCCGCTCAGATGAAGCAGACATCTTTACGCTCGGCCATAGTCCGGGCTACAAAAGCATTGGGAGCGGTCATCCGGCAGGGTATGTCACAGGTCCGCATATCAGTTACGGCGGCGGCCTTCTTTTCCAGAATATCCTCATCAAGCACATGGCCGATGACCTGATAGGGCTTGTGGCAGCAGTACATGACCTCGCCTCGCTCATTCAGGGCGATTTGGGCCCAGGAAGCAACGCAAGAGGTTTCCTGCGTCCCCAGCAGGTGCCACTTGAAGTTGAGCACCACGCGAGGGTCTTGAGCGGCCAGCTCATTCACGGCCCGGATAATACTGGAGGCGATGACCTTCCCAGCTTCCCCAGAATACGCCTTGCCCTCGGTGCTTTCCTTGGGACGGAATACCATGTAATCGACCTTCAGCCCATGGTTGGCCTGGTAGAACTTCAGAACGTCCCCCACGCTCTCCACCACGCACTGGACCCCCAGGGAGGTGCCGGGGCTGTGCTCCTCCTTCCAGGAGGCATAACGCTGGATATTCTCCCGGACGGTATCGTAGCGCCTCACCCCCCGGCGCCATTCGTAGCTATCCTCGTCCCACCCATCCAGGCTGACCTTCAGATAGTCGGGCTTGATGAAGTGCAGCTCATTGAAGTTGGTGTTGACGCCATAATGAAGCCCCTGGCTCTCCAGCCATCCAGCAATGGCGGGAAAGTCAGGGGCAACCGTGGGCTCCCCTCCTCCAGTGAGGATGAAGCCCTGCACTCCGAGGGCCCTCAGCCGCTCGGCATAGGTTTTGAACTCGGCCAGGGTCATGGAATAGGCCCCGCCCTCCAGGTCCCACCGCCTGTATGTGCAGTAGGGGCATCGGTTATTGCAGTAGTTCGTCAAGAAGATGTCGGCAGTAATGGGCCGGTGATCTCCGGCCACCCTTCCAATGTGGGCCAGCATCTTATCGCCAGCTATGCCCTGCATGAAGCTATCTCTCCTTTCGGTATTTCTCGTTCAGTATCTTGGGGACGCAGCACTCCCAGTCGATGCGGTGGTGTATCCGGCTGTTCTTGCTGTACATCATCCCGACCTTGATACAGGACGGCATGGACATGACTGAATAGAAGGTTTTCAGGTATGTCCCGCTCTCCCGGTAGGCAGCCGTCATGCCACCGCCCAGGGATTGTGTGGGGATTTGGATGATATGGACATCAACGAAGGTGAAGAACAGCTCCCCGCGGCTCCCCAAGGTGGTGTAGGTGGTCACGTCCTCGTTCATGGTCCCCCGGAACTGGATGGGGCGGTCCACTCTGCAAAAGAAGCTGTTCATGGCCTTACGGAGGAGGCGCTTCTTGAAGTTCCCGCCCCTCAGACCTCCGATAAAGTCACCGCCCTGGGCAAAGGCCACGGTTGCGGCCCCGGAAGCGTCCAGGAAGCCCAGCATGGCCTCGAAAATCCTCTCCAGGGTCTTTCCCCTGGGGGTCTTGGAGGCCAGCTTCTTCCCTTCAGGGAAACGAAACAGGAAGTCGCTGTAATCGTCATCCAACATGAGGAAGTATTTCAGGCCCAGGTCCCGCGCGATACGGAAGCTCTCATTGCGGGCATACAGGATGGCCCGGTGCTCATCCAGATTGTCCATGGTGTCCGCTCGGTCCACGGCTTCCTGCTTGCAGAACGTGACGATGTGCTCCTCTCCGAAGTTCCGGCGGTAGTCATCGGCCATATCGTCCTCGTCATCAATGACCATGTACCACTTCCCGGAATACCCCTGCCGCTGAAGGGTTTTCATGGTGACCACGTTATCGGCTCTCCCATGGGTCAGGATGAGCACGGCAAAGTCATCACGCATCGTCCCCAGCCTCCCCCATAGCGTCCAGGACCTCACCCATGAGGGTGGCATAGCCATTGGCAATGGCATTGTCCACGTCGATGATGACCAAGGCCGACTTCTCCATGAGTTCCTGCATCTCTGGGGATGCGTGGGCGTAATACTCAGCTATCAGGCCATAGTTGAAAACCGTGTGCCGGCCGGCGGCCCGCAGCAGGAAGCCCTTCTCCTCCTTGCTCAGGCCGGAGGCCTCAATCTCGGCTATGAGGTCATCGGTCTTATCGGCGTCATAGAGCTGGGAGAGGGAGGGCTTCGCCCCGGTGGGCTCATACTGGGGGACGTTCGTGGCCATGGTGTAGGGGTTATCCTCCAGCTCGTCGGCAAGGTCGCTCTCCTCATCCCCGAAACCGAATAGGGTCATGTCGATGTCTTCAATCTCGGCCAGCTCCTGGGCCAGAAGGTCCTCGTTCCAGTCTGCCAGCTCCGCCGTCTTATTATCAGCCAGCCGGAAAGCTCTGATCTGCTCGTCGCTCAGGTCATCGGCCACGATGCAAGGGACCTTCTCCAGGCCCAGCTTTTTGGCAGCCTTGTGTCTGGTGTGACCGGCTACGATGACCCCCTGGGCATCTATCACGATTGGGACCTTGAAGCCAAACTCCTTGATGGAGGAGGCCACAGCGTCCACGGCCTGGTCGTTGTCCCTGGGGTTATTTTCGTATGGGGTAATCTCGTCCAGCCTTTTCCATACGATGTCCACGGCTATACCTCCTTTTCCGGGCTCAGAAATAGCAACAGCGGCAGAAAGCCCGAAGGCCTTTCTGCCGCTGTGTGCTATTTCTCTATTGTCTGAGATTATATCACAGTAAATTGCACCAGTCTATTGCATCTTTTTTGCACCGATAAATTGCACGGAAGGGGCACCGAGGAGGCCTATCGAACAGCCTCAGCCCCGTAAAGCCAAACAGCCATACGCTGCACCAGCCGCTTGCGGTTCCGCCACACGGTGGAGGTATCACAGTGCAGCCCATCGGCCACGGCATCGTCGGGCAGATTTTTGAAATAGCGGCCAGGGATAACGGGGTAATACTCATCCTCCTGGACGGTCCGCAGGGCCCCGTGGAGTGCGTCGATTTCATACTTATCGGAGGCAATCTTGGCTTCCAGGTCAATGACCTGGGCCTCGAATATCTCCTCCTTGGTCAGGCGCACCCCCGTCTTGAAGAAGCGGGTAATGCTCTTATCGCGCTCCCTGGGCCCGTAGGCCTTCAGCTCGGCCAGTTTCTCCAGGTCATCCCTGTATTTCAGCTCCAGCGTGGGGAGGCCGTACAGACGGCGCTCGGTGGCTTTGAAGGCGTCCTTTGCGGACCTCTCAGCAGACTGGCGGCCAGCTTCAACGGCCCGCCGGATGATTTCCTCCACGCTATTCTGTTCAACGGTCTTTCGGCTCCCCATTGACTATGTGCCCCCTTCGTGGTATAGTTTCCTTGCCACAGGTCGTTCCCTCCTCGGAGGGGGCGGCTTTTTTATTCCTCCGGGGCCTTTCCAGCTCCACCCATGATGACCCTGAAGGAGGCCCGGAACTTCCTGGCCTTACGGTCATCAGCTTTGTCCTTGGCCTCCTTCGAGTGCTCAGACATCTTGTAGTGCTCACAGTTCAGGCGCTTCGTATGGACAGCTCCGGGAATAGACCCTATGAACATGATACAAGCGTCGCAGTAATAGCAAGGGAAAGAGGCCTCGCCGGGCCTGGTGTTCAGGCTCTCCCCATTATTGGCACAGGTGAGACAGAGGCAGTTTTGGCAGCTCATTCTACGATGGTCCAGTCATCCGCCAGCATATCAGCTTGGGAGGCCAGCCACCCCATCTGGACGCCAGAGGTCCCGACAAAGGCAAAAGCGTGGTTCCCGATAGCCTCATGGTTGGCATTGACGGTTTCCCCGCCGGGGGAGGTATAGGAGATTGCGGACGCCAGCTCCACATACTGGCCCTTTCCGTTCCACCCCTTGCGGGCAATGCGTTTGCCCTTCCGGGCAGCCTCGATTGCAAGGCCGAAGTTCATGTGCTCAGTGGGGCGGTACGCCTCCTGGAAGGCCTCCAGGGGGCTCCAGCTCTCGTATCCGTCAGGGTAGCGGACCCTGTACCCGTCCTCCACCTCAGCAAAATTGGTGAAGGCCTCCCGCGCATCAGTGGTGATTTGGTAGTCGCCCCCAGGGTTCCGCACACGGTATGCGGGCTCAGCCTCAATGAGCTTGGTTCCGATGTACTGTTTCATGGTCAATCGTCCTTTCTGAAAATATCCACCAGCCGTTGCCAGAGGCCCCGGTGGGCGGTCTCCACACTAAAGGCAGGGGCAGGGCCAGGCTCCGGGAGACGTGCCCACAGAGCGTTCATGACCTCGGCCCGCTCTCTTTCCTCCAGGGGGCGCGCTGGAACGAGCCCCATATAGGCAATGCCCTCCAGTTCCGACACCCGGCGCTCCAGGGCCCGGAGGCGCTTTTCCCGACGTGCGCTCACTTCTTCGCCACCTCCACCATGAGGTCCATCAACCGCTCCTTGGCCTGCTTCAGGGCTCGAAGGTTCTGCTTGGCCTTCTTCACGGTCTCAGGCATGGCCGCTTTCATGGCAGGGTGCAGGCTCTCCAGGATGGCAGAGGCGGCAGGGTTGGGGTGGGCCTGGGCCTCAGCCGAGGCAATCATCCTGTCGAGCTCCTGAAGCAGCTCCCCGTCGCTCATCTTCTCCGGCTTCTTCTTTCTGAACTCCATTTTTCTTTTCCTCCAGTCCTTCCAGAAACAGCAGGACCCCGGGCCCCCCGAAGGTGATCCGAAAGGGTTCTGCCTCCTGGATGGTTATGTATTTGTGCCCATACCGGGCTTTCATGCTTCGCCAGACTTCCCAGGGGACCCGGAAGAAGTCCCGCCCAGAGAAGGAGCAGACCACGAAGGCGGCGGCTCCATACCTGAAGGCCCTCTCCAGGCGGTCAGCCTGTTCAGGGGTCACCCGGTCCTGCTCCATCCTGGGGGTGTCGGTGTGCTTGGCCTCGAAATTGACGGCCAGGCCGCCCCGGAGGAAGCCCTTGAAGTCCGCCTGGGCCTTCTTTACATAGACCGCGACAAAGTGCCCTTTCCCCATATTCTTGATGGGCTTCATCTCCTCCGGGGTCTTTTCAATATCGGCCACACCCCGGCCCCGGTAGTAGTCACAGGCCGCCCTTATCAGGTCCTCAAACTGGGCTCCCCGGTGCCGGTTGAGCTGGTTCTGGCGGCGGAGGAGAAGGGCTTTCTCTGTCTTGGTCATGCGCTCACTTCCTTGGCTCGTAGGTTATCTCCGGCAGCCATTCATACCGCTTCTCGAAGGGGATAAACTTCTCCGGCGGGCAGATATTCTGCATGATGGCGTCCATCTTCACCCTGGCGTAGTCGGCCTCGGCGTTCTTGGTCAGGGCGTCAAAGAAGCGGTCGTAGTTGGCCTCTACCGCCAGCAGCACCCGCATGAGGCGTTTGTACCCCAGCACGTCTTTCCCCATCACGGCGGGGTCATTCAAGGCGATTATGAACATATCCGTCATGTACTGCTGATAGGTCTGCTTGTAGGCCTGCTCCATAACACCGTCCCTGGCCTTTCGGCGCTTCAGGTATCCGCTTTGCTTTGCCATGCGGGGCCCTCCCTTCAGTAGGACACGGCCAGGGCCCAGGGAGCGTCCATGTCGTAATCGTCATCCATCACGAAGGGCCAGACCTTCAGCTCTCCGCCCAGGTCAACATCGGTGAAGTGGGTCCGCAGATAGGTGCCGGCCCTCTCCTTGGCCTCCTCCTCGGTCAAAGCGATAACCACGCCGCTGACCTGTCCATCGTAAAATCTCCATAGGTCTTTCATACCGCCACCGCCTTTTCAAGTTCTGCCATCGTCGTGATGGTCTGACCGCACCATTCAGGGAGATTGGCCCTGACCAGGGCCGTGGCAAAGGGAGGGGGCACGGCGTTCCCGCACCTCGCCACCTGCTTGGCCTTCCCGTACTCCTTCCCGGTATAGTCCCGGTCGATGATGTAGTCATCAGGGAAACCGTTTGCCCGGTAGAGCTCCCTGGGGGTCAGCATACGGAGGCCAATGTCAGCCAGGTAATACAAGCTGCCGGCGATCTGAAACAGGATGACCTCGTTCTCCTTCAGGTCATATCCGCAATATGTATTCAGCAGCTCCCGGATTTTGGGCCAGTTCTTCAGGTCGGCCCCAGGGGATACAGGGGCCACCACCGTAGAAACCACGCCGAAATGCCCACCCCCGGCAGTGATGGTCTGCACCGGCTCAGATACAGGGCCGCCCAGGTTCGTGCCCTTCAGCTTGACCATGTGGGCCATCTGGACGGCATTATGGTCGATGGAGGTCACAGTGGGGAGTGGTTGGGACATCTCTGCCCCCACCACGCCACCGTAGAACTTGGAGAGGCTAGCAGCCACCACCCCCTCGCGGTCCTTTGCCGTGATGGTGTGCAGGGGCTCCCCGGCACCCTGGCCGGTGGCCGTGCCGTAGTATTTCTCCAGGCAGACAGCAGACAGGCCGTAGCGGTTGGAGGCGTCCACGGTCAGGAGAGGGGTGTCAAGCCCCTGTCCCCTCACTCGCTCCCCCTGCTCCGTGTGGTACTGCACCAGGCTTGCGGATAGGAACATCTGGCCCCCGCCGCCCCCGGTCCGGGCGGTGTCCACGGGCTCAGGGACAGGGTGCCCGGTGGAGTTCGTGGTGTTGGTCACTGTCCAGGGGGCCAGCAAGGGGGAGGCTACGCACTCCTCAGCCTTGGACACTTGCGTATGCGTCGGGCTCTCCACGCCCCTGGCCTCGGCCCACACGGTCTGGGCTATCAGCTCCAGGTCGGCCCCGGTCCAGAGCGTCAGCGCCTCGGTTTCTCCTTCCGCTTCCTTGGCCGGTTCCCGCCCGCTGGAGGGCTCGGTCTGAAGGAGGGTAATTTCCCATCCGGGAGAAGGAAGCGCGGCTTGTGCGCTCTGCTGGGCCCCTTTCTGGACGCCCTGGTAGTTCTCCCCCTCAGCAGGGAGGGAGAATAACAGCAGGGCCAGTGAGGAGAGGGCCACCACCAGCACCGGGCCCAGCATAGGGCGGCGGCGCTTTTCCAGCCGCTTCCCGCCCCTCTGTCTGATCTGATTTCTCATCGGTATTGAGAACTCCTTTTCTCGTCGTATTCATGTGCTTGCTCCACGGTTTCAATGCCTCTGGCGGCAAGGTTCCGATACACCCCGGCGATATAGTTCCAGTTGACGGCCCCAGCCCTGGACGCCGCCTCGAAAGCATAGGCCAGCAAAGCCTTCCGCTCCTCTGGGAAGCTCATGGTCCACTCGCCGTCCTCGTCCTGCCTCTGGTCCTTGATGTAGAAGAACACCCTCTGGCGGTCCCGGTCATCTGGGGACCGCCCAGGCCAGTACGCGGCGAACAGGTCACGGGTGATTTTCGCAAGCTCCCTCCCGGCGGCCTCAGTCCATCCGAAGTAACGCTCCGGGGCCTCCACGTCCTCCAGGTACTCGTTGCCCTCCTCATAGGGCAGTCCAGAGGTGCCCCCGTGTGCCTCCTGGAGCTCCACAAGGGAGGGAGGTATGAGCCGATATGTACTTGGCTGTCCCTTCACCCCCTGGGAGAACTCCAGGAGGCCAGCGTCGGAGAGGGCGGTTCGGGCCTTTCTAAAGGCGTGCACAGTCACGCCCACAAGCCCCATGGCCGTATCATTGTCCAGTGCTATTGCTTCAGGCCAGCGTTGCCGGTTCGCCTCGCGCATCAGTTTGTACCATAGGAGCTGGGCAGTTCCAGGGAGGGGGTGCCGGTCCATCAGCCGCTCGAAAGCATTGATTTCGGTCAGATAGCGCACCCGGCAGCCCCTCCCTCCGTATCATTGCTTTGGCGTCAGCTCAGGAGGTCACACCGTCATGCGCTGCTGGCCGTCCTCCGCGCCCTTATCTTCGCGGGGCTTGGGCTCCCCATCCTTGGCGGGCTCCTCCGGCCCTCTCACGATTTCCCCGGTGGCCGGGTCCACGTCGTAGTCGGCCTCCACATACACGTTGGGGACCTCGTACATATCGGCGCTGAGGTCATTCTTGATGACCTCGTCCTGGGTCACCGCCCGCATGAACTCAGACTTCAGGGGGGCATACTTCAGCACCCGTTTGAGCACGGTCTTTTTTGCCATCTCCTCGAAGTTGCTCTGCCAGGGCCCAGAGTTGAAGGCCTTGCTGTATCTCTGGGCATGGGCCCGGACATCAGCAATGGACATGACCTCGTATCCGTAGCCTCCATCCTTGGTGCGGAACATGGCGTAGACATACTTCGGGTTTCCCCGGTCCTCCATGGCTGGCCGGTGTACCAGCTTCGGCTCCAGGCCGAAGGAATACTCAAACTCGTCGTTCTCATAGACCACCTGGGCCATGACGGTGGAGACTTCCCCGGAGCGGTAGGCCAGGTCGAGGAGGCCCTTGTATCCGAGCTGGAACTGGCATTCGAGGGCGCGGGCCTTACTGTTCCAGAACGGAATGAGGTAGGCTTGCCCCAGTGGGGTGTTTGGCTCCACGCCGAGCTGGGCGGCGGTCATCATAGCCCCCAGGAAGGATTGCGGGGTGGTCTCTGCCAGCTTCGGGTTGGTAGAGAGGGCAGACAGCACAATGCGGCTGAACCGCTCCGGGGTCATCACGGCGGGCAGAGCCTTCTTGATTTCCCCCTGCATCTGCTTGATGTACTGCTGCATGGTCGGGCCTTCAGAGGTCCGGGCGGCGGCGGTTTCCTGGGCGCGCCGCTGGATGGTATTATTAGCTGCCATGGTCAAATAGCCTCCTTGTTAACAGTGATCCGAAGCACCCTAGATTCGCTGGTCTTATAGAACGGGGACAGGTCAATATTTGGGTGCGCTTTCTCAAAGGCCGCGGTCTGGAAGGTCCGGCGGGTCTGGGGCCTCCAGGTAATCCCGTAGCCTTTACAGGCCCCCCGCTCGGCCTCCTTCAGGTCCAGCTTGATGGTGTTCTCGATTTCTTCCTTCCGGCCCTTCAGGGCCTCCATCTGCTCCTTGATGCCGCTCCACTCCTGAAGCAGCCCCTCCCGGCCAAAGAGCTGGACAATATCAGCGTCCGAGCTCTCCCGGTAAATGGTCTGGAGGGTTTCAGAGGTGGGCTCGGTCCCATCAACGGATGGCGGGGTGTCCTTCTCCACCAGCTCCCAGAACTCCCCTTCGGCCTTCATCAGGGCGTCGATTTCGGCCTGGTCCCGCTCCAGCACGAAGTTGAACAGGCCCCGGCCAAACACCAGAACGGACAGATACCAGCGGTCGTAGCCGGTGACGGCCAGGTAGTGGACGCATTGGACGTAATACTTCACCGGAAACTCCACCCCCTGGAACTGCTTCACGTCCAGGGTGGAGGTGGTCTTACACTCCAGGCCAGCCCGTTCCCCGATAACTTCCCGGTCAATATCAGCATGGGCGAAGGGGTAGAGCTCGTTGTAGAGCATGGCGTTGAGCCGCCGCACCTTCTTCCCGGTGGCCTCCATCCACCGGCGGGCAACGTAGCCCTCCAGGTCCCGGCCCAGCCTCATGGCCTCGGTGTCCGGCTTATCGGGCAGCCTCCCGGTCTTATCAGCCCACACACTCACGGGGCTGGACCACTTGGACAGGCCGATGATGCCGGCGGCGTCAGACCCGCCAATGGTGTGCCGCCGCTGCTCCAGCCAGTCCTCCCGGCTCATGCCCACGGTAGACACTTTCTTAATGCCTCGCATTGGTCACTCCTCCTCGTAGTAGTCGTTCACATCCTTGGCCGTCAGGCAAACGTCACAGCCCACGGGCTCCCGGACGAAGTTCAGATAAACCGTCTCGCACTCCTCGCCGCAGATAGGGCAGGTGTAGGCCTTCGGTTCCATCCCCGGAGGGTAGCCTGTCCGCTCACAGGCCACGATAACGGGGTGGTCCGGCACGTCCCATCTGCTCATTTCTTGTAGAGGGACGGGTCGAAGGTGATTTTGGTCTGGTCTGCGCTATTGAGGTTCCAGAGAGGGGAGGTCTTATCCACAACGGCCTTTTCGAGCAGGCCGTCGAAGATAGCGCCCTCCACCGGTCCAATCTCCCTGATGCTGGCGCAGATGGTCCCGATAGCCAAAAACGCCTCGGTGAGCAGCTCCTTGAAATTTCCATTGACGGCCACCATTACGTCGTGGCCCTCTCCCTTGGGGTTTACATTGACTTCAATCATGGTTATTTCTCCTCCTTTTCAGGTTTCCGCCAGACGGGCGAATCCTTCCGCTGGACGCCAGCCTTCACCATCTCGCGGAAGAAAAACAGCTCACTCGGGCTGCAGCTCTGACGAAGGGTGTCATAAATGCACTGGATGGCATTGAGGGTCTGGTTGCAGATGTCATTGAGGTTCCCGTCCATCTCGCAAGAGCACTCCAGCTCGTCCTCTTTTTCCTGAACAGTCACTTTCAGCATGGGTTATTTCTCCTTTCAGCAGCCGCTTGACAGCGGCAAGTCGGTGTGGTACAGTAAATATGGTTATTTCTTCATGGAGCCGCTTCACCCGTTCCCGGCGGGTGTGGCGGCTTCAGCCATTCCCGCCCGCATACCGAGCAGCAGCATATCGTTGATGGTCTGGTCCAGCTCCCGGAGGAAGGCCAGGGCGTTCTCGAAGTCCGCCTTCTCCCCAGCGTCGATTTGCCCATCAAAGGCAATGTCCTCCAGACGGTCGGCAATCTGCTGGGCCTCATCCAGCATACGGCTGACCCTCAGCGTGGCGAACGGGAGGGGGCGGTCGGTGACGGCCTTCCCGGTCCTCTTTCCGATGGGGCAGTCCGCGCAGTAGTGGACCAGGATTGACGGGTCCCGGTACTTCTCGGAGTAGAGGATGGCGTCCTCCGGCTCCATATCTACGTCGCCCCGCTCATGCCGGCCTATGGTCTCCGGGGAAAATGGTACGGCCATAGACGCAGCCACCCGGTTTGCATATCCAGCCCTTGAACGTGCCTCCCGCAGATACGCGGGGGGCTTTTTTGCTTCTATCACAGGCATAGTGCAGAGCCTCCTTTCTGGTATCATGGGAATGGTTGCAGGGGGTCAGCCCTCGACGGGCGGCGCCACTTCACGGGCGGCATACATTCCAGCGGAATTGAGCTGCCTCTGCCACGCCTTCTGGGACGGCGCCCACCTGAAGCCGTTTTCCTTCAGCTTCGCCCTGGTATCCGCATCAGGCTTCTCGTCATAGATGAGCTGGACCCGGTTCTCCTCGGTGTTCACCACCACCTGGCCCCCATCAAAGGTCCACCCTTCAGGCGGGGCCTCCTTCAGCTTCTCCAGGGAGGCAATGCGCTCCCGGATACGCTTGATGTTCGCCAAGTTGTTGGACAGCTCATAGGCCGGATAGCCGACCCTCCCGCAGAAGTCAGGGGCCCGCAGCTCGGTAATCTCGTCAGGGGCGTAGCCCAACTCCTTCAGCTTGGCATCCCCCTTGCCCCGGTCCTTCATTCGGATGGCGGCGTTGGCCGCTTTCATCAGTTCCTGGTGCTTCTCCAGCTTCTCCAGTTTGAGCTTTAGCTTCTCAATGGCCTGTGGCTCATCAGAGGAGATGCCACCGGTACCCACAGAGCAGATTCGAGAAATAAGGCCCATGATTTCCTGGTACTCCTTCATGTTCCGCTCGGATGCCTCATTCTGGCGCTGCTTCTTCCTGACAGGGAAGTTAGACCCTCCAGAGATAAGGACCGAGGGGCACATGGTCCCGATACGGCTCTCTGCATTCAGGTTCTCAGCCAGCCGCCGGGAGAAACTGGCGAGGAGACGGTCCACCTTCTCGTGGTACATGGGGTCGATGCGCTTCTTCTGGCGGTCAGCAATCATAGAGGCCTCGTCCACACGGACCCTGTACTGCCGCGTTTTGGACCCCTTCTGGTAGTCCCTGAAAGACATCATCTCGTGGGCCCTTCTGGCAGCCTCCTCGTCAATGGGGTAGTAGCTGGGGGACGGTCCGGGGACCAGGGCGAAGTTGGTTACATCGAAGGCAGGCAGCTCCTTCTCGTATTCCACGAAGCCATAGAAGCGGCCGCAGATACCCTCGAAGGCAATCCCGTTCTCCCCATAGTGGCCCACGGTATCAGGGATGGGGCGGGGAGGATATTCCATGATGCCATCCTTATTTAGTTTGGTAACATAGTATCGGTACACCTCACAGCACCCCCCTGATCTGAGCCTTCTTCGGCTCGGTAGACTTCCCAGCGAAGCAGTTGCCGCAGTAATGCCAGGTGTCGCCCTGCTTCTGGAAGGTGGCGAAGGTGGCCTTCCAGTGTCCCGTCTCCGGGTCATACTCATGGCTGTACGGCTCCCCGCACTGGATGAAGCCCCTCTCCTGGCGCACCGGCGGCAGACAGTTCAGGAACTCGTCCACGATGCGCTCCTCCACAGCGTCGCCAGGTCTTGCGGCCTTCTCGAAGCTCCCGGCAGCTTCCCAGTCGGCGTAGGTGACCAGCTTCGGCTCCCGGCAGTTGCAGGTCTCCCCGGGGTCCAGGTGAGCCCCACACACGGGGCACTCCTTGAAAATTGACATGGTTATTTCTCCTTTCGGTTCTCTCAGGCCGTCCGCGCCCGCTTGCGGGCCGACTTCGGCTCCGGCTCATAGTTCATGCGGCTATCAAAATACCGCCGGTTTACACGCCCAGGGACGGTGAAATAGCCTTGCTCCTCCAGCTCAGAATTGAACTGCTTGATGATGGAATAGGCCTTCGACCTGGACAGGCCGAGCATCTTCATCACGTCCTCAACGAAATAGAAGGTCTCCTTGGCGGTCCTCATACGGCAGCCTCCTTTCCGCCGCGGTGCTTCTCCATATAGCCCTTGACCACTGGCACCAGGTCATGGCCGGGGGTCTTGCCGACCATGGCCGCAACAAGGGTGTTCTCCTTGACGCCAGAGGCCTGGGCCAGCTCCCGGACGGTCATTCCCGTCTCGGCCATAAAGATTTTGCACTCCACGCCGAACTCAGTTCTCGGCTTCTTCACGCCGTCTCGCCTCCTTCTCTTGTTTTTTGGTCTTGTTTTTGGTATATTGGGAATATCCACCGCAACGGTGGGGAAGAAAAGCCACGTCCTGGCCGGTATGGTCGCCGGTGGCCGGCGCAAGCCTTCCCCGGAGTATTCCACCCTCGTCCGTGATGAAGGTGACCTCTCCGCCGCTCAGGTCCACGAATACCGGCTCGGCATCGACCTTCACGTAGCCTCCGCGCTCCTGGCTCCATATCCAGTCGATTTGGCCCCCACAGAACTTGCACCGGCTCACTCTGAGCCCTCCTCGTCATCCATCATGGGGAGGCTGTCCAGAAACCGCTCCAGGGGTTTGATGTGGGGGAATATGTAATCGGCCACCAGGCCGCCAACGCCCAGGGTGAGGAGGATGCCGGCCGCATAGAGCAGAAACACCACGGCGGCGTCCAGAGCTTCAGCGGTCACCATTCGTCCGCCGCCTCTCTCCGTGGAGAGGCCCCCCGGCGGACCCCCAGCAGCCCCACAGGGGCGGCCAGGGTCAGCAAGGGGACGGATACCTGAACGGCTCCCCCAAACAGGGGCGCCAGCCGGTTACCGGCCAGCTCCAGGGCCTCCTCAGAGGTCCGGGCCTCCACGGTCTGGACAACCGCCTCCGGGCGGTCCAGACGGTACAGCTCAAACAGTCCCATGGTTTTCTCCTTCCTCAGCGGGCAGGCTGGCCCGGATTTCATCATCGAACACTACGCTGTCCCCTCCAGGGAAACGGTAGATGGCGGCCACCTCGCCGCCGCCCAGGGGCTGGAGGCCTACCAGGTGGGCGTCATAGCCGCGGCTGTGTATCTTCAGGGGCCAGTCGTACCGGGCGCTCAGTTCCTCTCGGTAGCTCATCAGCCCTCGTCCTCCCCGTAGTAATCTTCCATGCTGCTCTCGTTGTCATCGAACAGGTGGCTGGGGGCGTAGCAGTTACCCCCATAGCCGCTCTCGCAGATGTAGGCCTCCCCGCCCCGGACCTTCAGATGGGACACGGGGGCCGCCAGGGGGTAGCGGGGCTGGTAGGCAATGTTGACCTCCATATCGGGGTCATGCTCGCAAAGCTCCTCCAGGAGCTCCAGCAGCTCGCAGGCTCTCATAGTCAAAACTCCTTCCCCTCGATAAAGCGGATGACGCCCTCATAGTGGCTTTGGATGGCCTTCTCCTTCTGGACCATCGTATCGTCCTCTCCAAAGTCCCGGATGTGCCGCCGCACGTCCTCAGCAGTTGCCTCCAGCTTCTCCCGGAAACGGCCCAGGACCCAGAACATATCCGGGAGGGTCACGACCTCAATCTCGGCGTGCTCCCGGTTCCAGGCATTGGCCTGAGCGTTCTTGGCTCGGTCATTGGTGAATGCACCAATAGGCCAGAAACAGATGTTCCGGGTGGACTTGCTGAGGCGCCCGTCCTTGCAAACCTTCTTCAGGCAGTGGTCTTGGCCGCTCCAGGAAGGGTCGCCGGGGGAGTGCTCCACATAGTAGAGGCCATTGTCGTTCTTGAAGAAGGCCCCGGTGACCTTCACGATATGGCCGGTGCGGATTTCTACGCCGTTTTTATCGAACATGGTTATTTCTCCTTTCATGGGACCGGGGCTCTCAGGCCCCAGCGGTATACCTCTGCTTCTTCTCCAGGCGGTCGGCCAAGGCCTCATAGTATTCCTTGGACCGCTTTGCGTTTCGGTGGTCCTTCACAGCCTGGGCAAATTCAGGGGAGGTGGGGTCATCGGCCAGCTCCACAATAGAGGCGGACGCCTGTTCCATCTTCTCGCCCCATTCATAGGCGGCATTGCGGGCCATCTGGACACAGTCAGTGAGGTCATCATCAGAGACAGCGCGCTCCCGAAGCGCGGTCTCCGTAGCGGAGGCTTCTTCCTTCTCTTTCTTGATGGCAAGGCGGAGGTCCCGGTTGTCAAGAGCCATGGTGGAGACTTCTTTCTCCAGCTCCTTGACTTTCTCCTTCAGGCGGGTGTTCTCGATCACCACAGCCTCAACTCTCTGCTTCATAGAGCAGGCGAAGTCGTTCTCGATGTTCTCCTCGGCAATCTCCAGGCACCCCTCGAAGGCGGTCCCCACATAGCTGTCCGGGCCCAGGGTATCCAGGATGGCCTTGATTTTCTCCAGGGCCTCACGCTCCTGGTCCTTGGTGGCCGGGGTGTTCTCAGCCACCAGCTCCACATTGAAGATGTCGGGGGCCTTCAGGCCTGTGCCCTTGAAAGAGGCCTTGAAAGCCTTCTCCGCCGCCCGCTGGTCAGGGGCAGTTACCACGGCGTCCTCATAGGAGCTGCCGGGGAACTGGTAAGAGATTTTGTAGGTGTTCATGGTTATTTCTCCTTTTTTGGTATCTCAGCTCAAATGTATCTAACTTTTGGTATTGCCCTATTATATACCAAAAAATATATACGTCAAGCGTTTATATCTATTTTTCTATATTTCGTCATTTTGTATAATTGGTGGTGTTCAATTATGTATAAATCATCAGGTGTAGCAGACAGAATTAAAAGGGTGGCCAAGTACAGGGGTATCACTGTTCGCAGTATGCTCGAAGATTTAAGCATGAGTTTGAACACCCTAGTTAATATGAAAGGCTCCATGCCGAGGGCAGATACTCTGGCAAAAATAGCTGATTATCTCCAATGCTCTGTTGACTATCTTCTGGAACGCACAGAGGAAATACCGACAGCGGGGACAGGCCAGCAGGCCCCCAGCCTCCCGGAGAACTCCAGGGAGATGATAACCCTTTTTGAACAGCTCCCGGAGCGCCAGCAGCTCATATTGATTGGCCGCCTTCAGGAGATGGTGGCACCCATGGCTCCGGACGATACCATAGAGACAGCAGCCCCCCGCCACGACGAGGGGAAGGCCGTATAATCAGAGTGGACTTCAGGAAGGGCCGCTGAGTTTTCCACATTTCGTCCACATTGTTTTCCACACGGGCAGGAAGGCATAAAAAATAGGTGGACAAAAAATCCACCTATTTGCAAAAATACGAGGATAATTTATCCCCGTATTTCGGGCTATTCCTGGACATTTTATCCACGAATACGCCCCTCACACCTTATTTAATTATTAAGACAGTGTATGTATATAGACAATGATTATTATGTCCTCCTCTCCTAGCTGGGAGAGGAAAGCGAAGGAGGTTTTCCACATGAAGCTCAATCCCGACTGTATCAGGGACACGCTCATGGCCCTGGAGGAGGTATCCACCACGGGCGGGGTCACATACACTTTCGCCAGTTTTGAAGATTTCAAGGGCGCCGCAAGCCTGGAGGCTTACAGCGCCGATGAGATAGAATACCATTTACGACAGTGTGATATGTGCGGCTTCCTGGTAGGGGCACGGTTTGGGGCCGATGGCAGTTTCTCGGTGCGGGATATTTCCCCCAGCGCACATGAGTTCCTGGCAAATATCCGCTCCGACACAGTTTACAATGCGGCCAAGGGGAAACTGGCAAAGGCCGGGGTATTCTCCCTGAAGGCCCTTGTCGAGGTCGCGGCCTCAGTCGCCGGGGAGTACATTGCCAAGCTGCTCTGAGCCCTTCTTCCGGCTCTCCAGCTCCCGGAGCAGCCGCCGCTCTTGCTCCTCATACTCAGCAGGGGGCAGACCAATGGAGCCGCCGGTGATGGGCTGGCTCATCACTGTAGCCCGAATGTCAGCGAGGACGGTATCCAGCAGGGAAACAGGAATTTTGTGCTTCTCCAGGACGAGGAGCACATCGAGCACGACGTTCTTTGGGTTATACATTCGCACCATTTCCAGGGCCTCCTTCGGTCTTTTGATGGCCTTATCATCTCCCATAGGCCGGGGCAAGTCAAGGATTTTCGTATGAAGGCATAAAAAAAGCCGCCCCACGAGGGGCGGCAAGGGCTCACTGGCCGGCGGGGTGATCCGGCCCATCAATGATGTTCCTGAGGGCCTGAAGTTCAGGGTCGTTCTTTAGGTCCTCCCATTCGGCCCTAAATACAGGGTCCTGCAAGGCCTCTTTGATGGCCTCCTGTAAGGTCAGTATTTCAGCAGCTCCTTTTCCCCGGCGGGCTTTGATAAGCTCGCCGATGAGGGCCACGCGGCTGTCGCTTGCGGCTACTTCCTCCGGGGTGAACAGCTTATCCCGCACATCATCCCAAGTGGTCCAGCCGTCGCCGTCTGCCTTCTTCAGCTCCCCAGCATACGGGGCCCTTCTGGGGTTCAGGCATTGAATGTCATACTCGTCGCGCATGACAAGCAATCTCACTGGCCAGCAGGGCGGAGGGGGACAAATTCAATTTTGAGGGCCATCCCCATGCCAGCGGCGAGGCGCTTCAGGGTCCGCAGGGAGGGGTTGGCTGTCCCATTCTCCAGACGGCTGATATTTGCCTGGTTGATACCAGTAGCAGCAGAAAGCTGTTCCTGGGTGAGGTCGTTCATCTCCCTACCCTCAACGATACCTCGGATAATCTGGAATTCAGGCTCCAAGGCGTCCCACTCTGCCTTGAATTCGGGATTTTCCATTTCCTTCGCTAAATACTCGTCAAAAGTCATTGGCTTACTCAT